CCGGTTCTATTATGACAATCAACAAAGCTTTTTGTTGTCCCTGGCAGCCGATGTGTGGTCGCTGCAAAACAAGGCCAAAAAATTAGGGTTTATCCCTTTGGTGCGCCCCAATGGCACAAGCGATATCCCTTATGAGAATTTGATCGTGCATGACGGAAAAAATATTTTTCAATTGTTTCCCGATGTGCAATTTTACGACTACACAAAACATCCTAGTCGTAATTTGACGGGCAAAACACCCGGCAATTATGATTTGACCTACAGCTTTTCCGCGATAACACCCAAACCCGTATCAATCAAAGGGTTGATAAACCCGGACAATTCTAGAGTTGCTGTGGTATTCCAAAAACAAAGCGATATCCCGGATAATTTTAGGGGCTGGCCCGTGATTGACGGAGACAATACCGATGTGCGCCATATCGAGCCGAAAGCTGTAGTAGTCGCATTGTATGCAAAGGGTAAGGCAAAGCGCGATTTTTCCGGGTTTACTCAAATTAAGGGGGTTCATTATGCATAAGACTATCACAGCAAAATATCCGGGCCGGTGCGCTGTATCGGGTGCGCCCATATATCCAGGGGATACGATTAAATTCGACACAATAACCCGTAAAGCTTATTTGTGCGAGCATGACGATGCCGGGGTTTATCTGGCACAGCGCACAGCAACAAAACCGGGTTACATATCCGATGTGTTCGGTATCGGTGGCAAAGAATACTATCGCAACAAAGCCGGGCGCTGTATCGATGCGCCATGCTGTGGATGTTGCACTATTTGAGCGCATAAACTGAAACACATCCTATGGGGTGTGTTTTGGCCTATACGCTGTGTCTAGGATGTTTCCCGGCATTTTCCGGGCTTGATAGGTGTGATTATGGAAACCATCGATAAAATTGTGTCTTGGGTGTGTTGTGGGTGTTTTGTTGCCCTTTGGTTAATCATTGGATTAACGGGTTAAACCATGACACAAACCCAAGCCCTTACTAAAGCCCTTGTTTTGGCTATTCTCGCCCCTAATGACGATAAAGCGGCCCAGGCCGCATCATTGGCAGAGCAAATATCCCAAGGGTTAACCAAAACCCAAGTAAATCGATGCAAAACCCAAGCATTGAAAATCATAGGGGAAAACCATTGATTTATGCCACCCTTGCCCTAATCCTCCGCATCCTAACCCGCAAAAAATGAAAGGCTTTGAAATGAAAAAAAGAGAATATTACAATCTTTGTAGAGATATGGCTAGAAACAAAAGCGGCCTTGATTTTTTGTTTTCATGCCTAAAAAACCCATCTAATTGGATGCGCCCAATTCATTCACTTATTATTCGGGCAGCAATTCGAGACATTTATCCAAAAGCCAAAATTTAAAAGTAAGCAACCACCAACTAAGACCCGCCAAGTGCGGGTTTTTTCTTGCCTGTTTTAAGCCCTTGCAAGCCCTTGTACATAGGGTGCATTGGGTTGATCAAAAAAAGCCCCTCAAAAGCCGTTTTAAGCCCTTTGGCAAGCCTTTTTGTGGTCAATCCTCATCTTGGTTTGGCAAGGTAGTGACCAAACCCACAAACCGCAAGTCCATTTCCGGCTCAAGTCCGCAATTCCAAAAGTGCCCAGCTTGGTCGATAGCTACCAATAGTCCTTGTTTTAAGTTTCCATTTCCAATCATCTGCAAAATGGCTTTTTGCTCAGGACTAAGATTTAATGAAAACTGCGTTTTATCGCTATTTAAATTTATCCTGTTTACCATGTATTTGCTCTCGCCAGTAAAGTGCAATTAAAAGTGCTTCGGCCCTGTTCCCATCTTTTTTTCTGATTAGCTTTGCTTCGGGCCAAAAACTACGGGCTAAATCTAGGCTTTCGTTTTTATCGCTTGTTAAGTGGAAATACTTTTTCCATTTCTGAGGGCTTACCAAGTGAAAAGGGTAATTTGTTAATTCAGCCACAGCACTGATAACACCCACAGCCCTGCCAAACTGAAAACTACTGCTCACACCTTGCCCTGGCATTGAATGCACCGCCTCCATGCAAATCTCTGCACCTTCCTTTGGGTCAATGCACCTGAGAATCATGTTTTTGAAAACAAGGGGCAATATATTCTTATCCTTGTGTTCAATCATAAAAGAATCTAAATAATCGCCATTTGAATCCAATGCGCCAACTGCGCCAGATATAGAACCAGGGTCTAGCCCCAGATAAATAGTCATTGATTAACCCTCATCTTGAGTTTTGTTTGGTTTTTGGCTGGCAACAATTCCTCTGCCATCACTTCTTTGTCATCAATGACATAACTCACTCGCCCATATCTGTTCATCTTGATGCGCTTGACTTCGCCAATGAATGGGTCTTTTTTGAATGGATAAACGGGCACTCGTTGCCCAACCTTGCAATGAACCTTTTTCCAATCAATATCGTGTCTCATTCGTCACACTCGCAAAAATTCATCCAGTTATAACAGTGGACACAATATCCGGCCTCTACCATCTGCATCCGCACTTCGTGTTTTAAACTCCCATAATGCTCGCGTTCTTTGTCTGTCCATCCATCTGTTTTTATTCTGAAATCAATCAGTCGCGCAACCGATTCAAATAATTCATCATTTTTTTTGAAGATGTTTTCAGCGCGGTCAATTAGATTTTTATTGCTTACCAATAAATCATCAATACGCTTTTGCTGTTCTTCAATCACTCGGTTTAGTGCTTCGCTCATTGTGTGCTTTCATTTCGTTGATTAAATCTTGGGTTATCCCCAGCCATAAATGCGTTGGGCAAGCCTCTAATTCCTTCGCCCTGTGCCATGCCTGTGCCTTCCATCCTGGTTGTTTGGCAAGGTGAACAAGCCATTGCAATGTCTCCTGATACAACCAAGGCTCGGTTGACAAGGTACTGCGGGACGGCAAGCCCTTGTTTTCGTTTGTCAAGTAATTGGTGGGCTTCATGCTTTGTCATTTGATTAGCCCAAGGGCTTCCCTGGCAAACCGCAAGGTGATAGGTTTTACTTGTTCTCCAGCCTCATACCTAGCAATGTGCCTTCTAGCCCAATCTTTGGGATCAGACTTTCCAGTTCTAGGCGAGGTTTTCAGTTTTTCAATTTCTGCTTTTACTTTGTCTGGTTGGGCAGGATGATGTTCAATTCTCGGTTGTTCAAAGATTGGTGCTTTTCGACAAATGGCCCGAAACTCCAAAACTGTTGGTGGTTTTCCAGCATCAGGCATATTTTTGAGAGCATAGGATATGCACTCAGGATGATTAAAAAACCCACCCAATTCCTTTGCCCAATCAGCTTTCACTTCTTCAATGTTCAACCCTTCCCATCTTGAAAGAAAGTCTTTTCCATAAATAACTGTCAATTTGGTAAAAATCTTATCAACCCAAGGCATAGGCAAATTCATTTGGATTCTCCAATTTGTTTGGCAGGGACTTCGATGGTTCTGAAGAACTCAACCGCATCCTCGTACTGGGTTGGTTGTTTGGCAGCAATGTCAGGGACTGCCTGTTGCATCTTCAAACGCATAGACCTCTGGTAAACAGTCTCCGAACTGTTCTGCTTGTCAGCAACCCAATCAGCTTTAAAACCTTGCCAATTTCTTACAACTATCTCCTTGAGAGCATCTTCCAAGGTAAACCCAGCTTTGTTGGCTTCGGCTTGTATGCCATCAATCACAAGTTGGGTTACCTGGGCTTTCTTGGCTTTTCGATGATTGACAAACTCTTGCCAAACAGATTGTGAAACACCTTCAGGTGTATTAACTGGTTGTTGGTTATTGGTTCTTGGTTTATGGTTATTGGTTGCTATAGGGGGGGTTATAGGGGGGCTATAGCCTCCCTTTGACCACCTCTTAGCCGCCCCACGCTTTCCAGCCTCTGAAAACCCTTTGTAAACACCTATTTCATGTTCGCATCTGTCCTGATAAAACCCATCTTCACGCTGTTCAAACATATCGGAAAGCACATTTAAGACCACTTCATGGTCAATCCGAATGCGCCGCGCAACCCATTGAGTGTCCAAAGGAATTGGCTTTTCAGTGTCGTAGTACATATCCAGCAATCTGCGATATGCTAAATCTTCGTTATTTGATAAGTGCGATGTGGCAGACCTGTAGTCGCCAATGTGGAAACTGTAATAGTGCATAAGAACCTTACATCATCGGTTGTCATCACTGAGGAAACATGGCAGGGCGGTGATGAATCGCCTTTTCCCCCGCTAAAGGTAGCCCGTTTCCAACCATTATATTGATTTCTGATAAACAAGGTTGTCGCCAAAGCGACTCGGACACTTTAGAAAATCATAGCACCCAGCCCTAAACACATTTCTTCGCAACTCCCTGCCATCATAGGGTTCTCTGACAGACCCATTTTCAATCCTTGCTGCCGCACCAGATACGGCTCGATTCATCTCCATGCGCCCAAACTCAGTCAAATGCCACATTTCATCGTGGAAGATGACATAGCCAAACCTCTCCATCTCAGGCAGGTACTTGGCGTAATGGAATGACACAGCATTGTCATTGGTGTTGCTGTGGGTGAGCTGTGGCATTGTCCTGGGGCCATCTTTGAGCCGTTTTAACAGGGTTTTGTGGGTGAGATTTAAACGCATTTGCTAGTCCTTAAAAGCCTCAGTATGATGGGTTTTACAGGTTTTTGCACTAGGGAAAACACCTATTCCACGCATCTTTTTTCTGTGCAATAGTCCCATCACTGCGTCTTGCAGTGTTTAACAGGAGTTACTTATGCCGACCGATGAGGAAAGATTCAAATACGAGTGTTGGGCGTTTGTCCAAGAACTTAACCCAGATGATGTGTCTGATGCCATTTCAGACTCTCTTGCCCTGGTTGAAGCCATCAAAGCAAACAATGCTGAAGATGTTGCATCCATTGTGATGAAGCGGGTAGAACTGAAGGTTCGCCGCATTGCTGAACTGCGGGTTTTTGATGTTGTCAAAACACCTTGGGTGGATGACATGGAGGAACTCCATGAGTACCGCAATCTTCGCATCGAACGAGTGCAAAAGGCACTTGATGAGCGCAAGATCATGGAAGCTAAAATGTCTGGCCCTTTCAAAGAAATGTTTGACGAGTGAGGATGCCATGAAGATGAAATCACACTTTGAAAACATCATTGGAGACAACTTAGATGAAACTTTTGATGATTGCAATGAGACAAGTCCTATCTTATTTCGAGATTGTGACTTCGCCACCCAGGTCAACCACCTTGTACAAAGAGAAAACACCAGCAAGGATGACCCTGCCAACCATCAGAGTCACCGATCCTAAGTTCGTCTATCACAGTGCAGCTTGCACAGATATTTCACAAACATTTGAAAAGGTTAAACATGAGCGACTTCAACGACTACTCAACGATGCTAATGGCAATCGAAAACAGAGTGAAGGCACTGAGCAACAAGTGTCTAAACAAAAACTACGCAGGGTTCACGGCTGACATAAACACCATCCAACATGAACTTACAATGCTCACAATGTGGATAACACAACAACAAGGAAAGCAAATTAGGGAAAACACCTATATGCTTCTCAACAAAGTCTGACAAAATCAAATCTCACTTTTTAACAGGAGTCACACATGAATGTATATCAAAAACTCAATGCGGCGCGTGATGAATTTCACCAAGCCAAACTCAAGAAATCAGGGCACAACAAGTTTGCAAATTACTACTATTTTGAACTTGGTGACTTTGTAATTCCAGCCCTAGAAATCTTCAAGTTGCATGGTCTTACATCGGTCATTAGCTTTGGCAAAGAAGAAGCCAAGATGACCATTGTGAACACTGATAAACCAGAAGAAACAATCGTTATCACAAGTCCCATGTCCTCAGCGGCTCTCAAGGGTTGCCATG